CTCCTACGGCTTCGCCGATTACGAGCCGATCCCAGACGTCGAGGTCGCTCACCGCCTGGGCCTCTCCCGCCCGAAGACCCAGCGCGTCCGCGCCGGAGCACTCGGCAAAATGCGTCAAGCTCTGGGCGTCGCGTAGGGCGCTTAGCGGAAGGCGGCGGAAGTTCATAGCTCGAATATATGGGCTCCGCCGCCTTTAGTCCAGTCGTTTGTCTAACGGATGGAATTATTACGTTCGACTTCGCCCCGGCCTTCCTGGCTGGGGCTTTTGTCGTGCTTCGTTTACACGACTTGCGTAAGTCGGCTTTCGTGACTTAGACTGTTTACACAAGCAAGCCACCGACTGAAGGAGTCACAATGACCGCCGCTGAAGCCCTCCGCAAGATCGCCGCCACGACCGACGCCGCCCTGGTCGAGGCATGGTTCCGGATCGAGAAGGCTACGGCCCCGGTCCTCGCTTACCGCAAGCTCCAGGCCGACGCCGCGAAGCGCGGGCACGCCTTCCACCACTCGAAGGAGCTCGCCGAAGCTGAGCGCGCCCTCGACGTCGCGAAGGCTATCGCCGCTCCCCTGGAGGCCGTCGCCGCCGCTGGCGCCTGGAGCCGCTTCGTCCTCGTCCCGAACGGCCACCTTCACCGGGGCTTCGGATGCTCGACCCTCCGCTGGACGACTCAGACCGGCCTCATGCCGGAATACTCCGGCGCCGACGAGGAAGAGATCGTCGAGCTCGCGGGCGAAGTCGCTTGCACCGTTTGCTTCCCGTCCGCTCCCGTCGACCGCCCGACCATGATCCCGGCGCTGAAGAAGGCCCGCGAGGAGCGCGAAGCCGAAGCCGCCGCCCGCGCCGCGAAGAAGGTCGCCGCCGAAGCCGCGAAGATCGTCGTCGGCCGCAAGGTCTACAAGACTCAGCGCGCCGCTGAGAATCAGATCGGCTGGGAGATCGAGAACGTCGTCTCGCGCCGCTACATGACGGCCGGAGACGCCGCCCACCGCGCCCACCTGGACAACCTGGCCGCCGAAGACCTGGCCGCCGCCCAGGAGATCGCCCAGGCGATCGCCGCCGCCGTCGAGGGCTACTCCGCCGACGAGATCCTGGCGAAGAAGTTCGCCGCGAAGGTCAAGGTCTACCGTAAGGCGGGCTGGGAGATCCCGGCCGACGCCGCCCTCTAGGCCCTCCTGGGAGGGGCTCCGGCCCCTCCCGCTCGACTTGCGTAAGGCGTCACTCGTGACTTAGACTGTTTACACAAGCAAGGCGACGACGAAAGGCCCCCACAATGACCACCTTCAAAATCATCCTCCACGTAAACGGCGGCCGGACGGGCTTCCCGATCCGCGCTGAAGGCGCCACGAAGGACGAGGCGATCCAGGCAGCGAAGGTCGCTTACCTGGCTCACGCTGAAGCCCAGGCCGCGAAGGTCGCCGCGATCGACCCGTCCTCCTGGGCCGCGAAGGTGACGGAGACGCTCGACTCGATCGGCGTCGGCGCCGTCCGCCGCGTCCCGGCCCGCCGCTCCTAGTCCTCCCTGGAGGGGCTTCGGCCCCTCCTCCCTCCTCCTGAAAGGACCTCTTGCTATGCCCGCCCGCAAAGTCGACCCGGACGAGCTCCGCCGCCTTCACGCCGAAGGCTGGCACCGGGACGAGATCGCCGCTCACTTCGGCGTCGATCCGGCCGTCGTGACGCGCTACCGGCGCGAGCTCGGCCTGGCCCTGGACGCCCCCAGGCGCTCCCCGGAGGCCGGCGCCCGGCCGAAGGTCGACCGGGAGGAGTTCCGGCGCCTGGACGGCCAGGGCTGGACGATCCAGGCCCTCGCGGAGCACTTCGGCGTGAACCGCGCGACCGTCTCCCGCGTCCGGAAGGAGCTCGGCCTCACGCGCGAGCACTTCCTGACGCCGGAGCGGAAGGCCAGGATCTCGGAGCGCGTCGCCGACGGCTGGCCCTTCAACGAGATCGCCAGGACGGAGCGCGTCGACCCGGAGACGCTCCGCCGCCACTGGCCCGGCCGCGCCTGGAGCGTCGCCCAGGCGGGCGCCTTCAATGCTGAAGTCCGCAACCTTCACAAGGACCTCTTTCGCGCCGCCTATTCCGTTTCGGCGCGCGACTTGCGTAAGTCGTCTTTCGTGGCTTAGACTGTTTACACAAGCAAAGCCGACCCCCTCCGAAAGGATCCCGATCATGACCGCAAAGTTCCAGACTCGCGAAGAATGGCTCGTCGCCGCCGTCGAGGCCCTCGCCCCGATCTTCGAGGCCACCGCCCAGGAGATCCCCGCCGTCCGCGTCTCCGTCGGCTGGCCGGGCGGGAACGGCCGCAAGAATAGCGTGATCGGCCAGTGCTGGAGCACGAAGGTCGCCGCCGACAAGGTCTCCCAGGTCTTTATCTCGCCAGTCCTGGACGACGCCGTCCGCGTCCTGGACGTCCTGGCCCACGAGCTCATTCACGCGATCGACGATTGCGAGAGCGGACACAAGGGCCGCTTCGCGAAGATCGCGAAGGCGATCGGCCTCACTGGCAAAATGACGGCGACCGTCGCGGGCGACGACCTGAAGGCGAAGCTCGAAGCGATCGCGGAGGAGCTCGGCGAGTACCCTCACGCGGCGATCGCCTCCGGGGCCGCTGGCGCCGACGGCCCGAAGAAGCAGACGACGCGCATGATGAAGGTCGAGTGCGCGGAGGGCTCCGGCTACAAGGCCCGCATGACGCGCCAGTGGCTCGAAGAGTTCGGCGCCCCTATCTGCCCTTGCCACGAAGAGCGCATGATCGAAGCGTAAGGCGCTCTCCGGGAGGCGTCCGGCCTGGGCGCCTCCCTCCCTCCCCTGATCCTCGAAAGGAGCCCTCGTGGCCGCTCTCCTCCTCTCCGCCGTCGTCCTTACCGGCGTCGAGTCCTGGCGCCTGGTCGTCCAGCCCTGGCGCCGCCGCTAGTCCCTCGAAGCCCCTCCTCCGGGAGGGGCTTTTTTATTGCCGTGAGCAAGCCGCGAGCTCCTGGCCCTCTCCTCTGGCACCACTAACCGAAAGGAGCCGCCACAATGGCCGTTATCTCGTATAAGGACCTCGTCGAGGCAGGAGCCCCGGAGCTCCCAGGAAAACTCTTCTACCGCGTGAAGGTCGACCTCGAAGGCTTCGTCCGCGTCGAGGTCCGGGGGCCGCGCCTCCTGGGCTCTCAGATGCTCGCCGCGCGCTCCGGCCGCGTCAATAAGGAAGGCGAGCCGCTCCCCCAGATCGTCGAGCTCGCGACCGACGCCGCTAACGCGACGCGCGTCGGCCTGGGCGTTCACGCGCTCCTCGGCGACTACCGGAAGGACCTCTCCTAATGGCCGCCCGGAAGAATCACTTCACCGCCCGCCTCGTCGTCGAGGAGGTCGTCTTCGCTGAGAATGGCCTCGCGGTCGACCGGCGCCACTCGTCGCCCCCGCCGTCGCCGTCGCGTGACGTCCTCCCCGTCGCGGAGATCGTCTTCCGCGCTGACTCCCTGGACGCCCTCGCGAGCAAGCTCGCCGCTCACACTGCCCTCCTGGGCGACTCCTAAACGAAAAGCCCCCTGGCTCTTGCCTGGGGGCTTTTTCGTGCCCTGGAGGGCCGCCTAGTAGTGTCAATAGGTCTAGTCCGGCGGGCCGGACTTCACCTTTTGCGCTAAGCTCTCTCACGAAAGGAGTCTTACGCTATGGTATCTGCCCGAAAGACCGCGCCCCGCGCCGTCCTCTATCTCCGTCTGAGCTCGTCTGACGACGCCTCGACCTCGATCGCTCGCCAGGAGGCGGACCTCCGCGAGCACGCCGCCCGCGAAGGCTGGGAGCTCGCCGCCACTCTGGCGGACGACGGGATCTCCGGCCGGAAGTCCAGGGCCAACGCCCAGGAGGCCCTCCGGATGCTCCAGGAGGGCGAGGCCGACGTCCTGGCCGTCTGGAAGTTCGACCGCTGGAGCCGCCAGGGCCTCTCCGCCGTCGCCTCGCTCGTCGATACCCTGGACGCCGTCCCGGCCGCCCGCTTCGTCGCCCTCCGCGACGGCCTGAGCTCCGATCAACCCGCCTGGCGGATCATTGCCTCCGTCCTGGCCGAAGTCGCCAGGATGGAAGCTGACAATACGGCCGCCCGCGTCCGCTCCTCTATCTCGACGCTGAAGAAGTCCCGCCGCTACTCTGGCGGCGTCGTCCCCTTCGGCTACCGGACGGCCCCGGCTCCGGACGGCCCCGGCCGCATCCTGGAGCCCGCTCCCCACGAGGCCGCGATCC